AGCGCCGAAGCAGGTCGTGCTGGCGCCTACAATCTCCGGGACATTGACCGTTCCGGATGTCGTGCCGTGCGGAAGAATCAGGACGATCTTATCATTGCTCGGATTGTCTTCCGGTCTAAAGAAGATTGCCGTGTGTGCAGCTGATACGCTCGTTCCTTCAGTGATTGAGATTGAAACATCGCCGGATGTGGTATTCGGAGTAGCATTGATGGTCGGAGCTGTCAGCTTGCCCGTCTGTGCCAGAAGCGCATTGCTGTAAGATGCATTGCCGTCATGATCGAGCATGATCCGCACCCACAGGCACTGATCCGCTCCGATTGCATCATCCACGTTGACGACGATCTTATCAGAGCTGTTCGTCTTTGACAGTTCGATCGCATCTGACCATCCGGACGCCGGAGCTGACAGGTCTGCGTCTGTCGGACTTGCGATCACATACTGGAGAACAACTTTATCGATCGGGAACCTGCTGTCAGGGAAATCATTCCAAGATGCAGTTATCTGCGTGTATGTTCCCTTCGTGACAGCTTCAGCTTCCGTTAGCTGAGGTTCGCTCGGAGCGCCATAAGCATGACTTACTTCCCTGACCGATGTCCCGGCGTTCCCGGTTGCTTCGATCTTGAACCACCGCACGAAGTTTCCTTCAGCAATTGCTGTGGTTTCCTCCGTGATCGTGACGCTTCCTGATGCGCCTCTGGTTGTCGCCGTCCCCCAGTTGGTCGGTTTGGCTGTGCCCCGCACTATTGCCGTATAAGATTTGACTGTATCAAGAACATATACATCATTGTTCTTGTTGTTGACTTCCCACTCAAATGTTCCGCTGTTCGGCGTGTCATTCTCATAGGTCAGCGAATTGATTTTCGGCTTTGCCGCCGTCCATGTATATCCGGCCCAATCCGACCAAGTCGGGTTTACATTTTTGCCTTTTTTCTTATATTTCTTCCGGTTGCCCCTGACCTGAAAATAGATCTTCTTAGCATTCGCATTGGAGAATGCAAAGGATGTCGCCGTCTTACCAATAGACGGCTTCACCCATGCCCCATCATTAATGCGGTACCACAGATTCTGTCCGTTTCCATAGTCCGCATCTCCGATTTTCCATTTCAGCGTGTAAGTATTTCCAGTCCTGGTTACGGACAGACCGCTCGGCTTAACTGATTTACTCATTATGTCATCCTCAGCTCACGCTTAAGTGTTCTTGCAGCGCTGGTTGCCCACATATCAGGATCCTGTGCGCCGTTAACAGTAAAGTACTGATTTATCTGTGGCCTAGAATGCTCATCAAGTTTCCTGTCCATCTGAGCCCACATCCTGTCGAGCGGAACAACCGCCTCGGCTCCAGCCTCACCAACACCGATTACAGAAGGTGCGTCGAAGATACCGCCCTTTGCGAACCACTGCAGGCTCTTGGAAAATACCGGATAACTCGTTTTAGTAGTTCCGTCTCCGGCCTCTCTCATGGTCACAGAAAACTGTGGTAACCAACCATGCGGCGTCGGCAACAGCCAAGAGAACTTCAGCTGTCGTTTAAATGCCGCTACCCACAGAGCAATTACCTGAGATACCGCCTGAAGTGCCGACGATTCGACGGTCGGAAGCTCCAGTTTCGCACCTGAGATTGCCGCCTCCATTGCCGCAATTCCATCAGCGACAGCTTGCTTTGCTACATCGATTGATGATGTGTCAATGTCGGACAACGTAAGATTTGCTGAATTCAGCGCATCCTGTATCGACTTACTGTCAATGTTTACCGTATCGCCGGATAGATTGAAGGAACCACCGCCACCTGTTGCACCATTTACAACACTGGAAATATGCTTGGCTGCTTCTGCGTCCGATTCTTCATCTCCGAATATCCATTTGAGAGTGAAGAAATCACCTACACCTTTGACGACCTTGCCCCACCATTCTTTCAGACTCTTTACGATGTCATCTACATTCGGGAAATCAAGACTGAACACCCAGCTGAATATATTGCCGATACCTTTCTTAACAGTATCCCATCCAGTCTTAATGCCTTCCTTGACATCCTCCCATGACGGAAGCTCTACATTAAAAGTAGTTTTGAAGAAGTCGGCAATTCCTACTTTGAAATCATTCCAGAATTTCGATACAGCTTCCTTAACATCTTCCCATGATGGAATGTCGACGCCAAATGTCGTCTTGAAGAAGTCCTGAATCGAAGGCCAGATGTTTGTGCTCCACCAGGTATCAATAGCCTTGATAATTTCCTGAGCTGCCGGAAGTGCAATTTCAAATATTGTCTTGAAGAAATCTCCGATACCAGCCTTGACCAAATCCCACAAAGCGCTAATCTTTTCGATAATCGTCATGTCATCGTCCATGATGATATCGAATGCAGCTTTGAAAAATTCTCCGATCCCGGCTTTGACCTGATCCCACAGATCAGAAATATTCTGGACAACTGTCTCCCAATTCGGCAAATCTATACCGAACTCAGTCCGAAGCAATTCCGTAACGGAATCCCAGATGCTTCCGACCGCTGTAGACAGGCCCGTCAGAAGACTGTTCGCAACGCTTGCCCAATCGATGTTAGTAAACGCTGTCCGCAACGCCGAAATCAGATTACCAAGTCCGGCAATAAATGTCGGAATGTTATCGACGATTCCGTTCACAAGATTCACGACGATGTCCGCCGCACCAGCGATTATGTCCGGAGCCATGTCCGCAATGAACTGCGGAAGCATCGCTAAGATTGTTGGAATCTGCTTTGCCATGTTTGCGAGCATTGGCAAGAGATTATTCACAAGGAATGTCTTAACCGATGTAGCCAGCGCATTCAGTGAAGGCCTGATATCATTTCCAAGCGCAAGGTCAGCCATCACATTCTGAGCAGCTGCCTTCATCGCTCCAAGAGATCCGGAGAATGTCGTAGAGGCTTCATCTGCCGCTACGCCTGTCAGATCCAAATCTTCCTGAATGATATGTATTGCCTCGTAAACATCACCGAGGTTATCTATATCAAATGACTTTCCGAGTACGTTGTGGGGAGAGTTTTCGGCTGTCTCCAACAACCTTTGCATTTCTTCCTTCGTCCCGCCAAACCCGAGCTTCAGGTTATCCAGCATCGTATAGTTGCCTTTGGCGAATCCCTGATAAGCGTTCTGGAGGCTCTCGATCGGTGTGCCCATCTTCGCAGCGTTGTCTGCCATGTCGGAAATCGCCATGTCAGCAGAATCAGCCGCCTTAACGACATCCCCACCGAAAGCGGACTTCAGTGCGGCTCCAAAGCTCACCGCTTGTTCCGCATAATCATTGGCGGAAATGCCCATTGCGGCCGCCTGATACGCATATTCCTTTGCAGTGTCGGCCGCATCGCCATACAGGGTATCCAAACCGCCGAAGGACTGCTGGAGGTCGGCGCCGGCACTGATCGAATCCGAAATCAGTTTCGTCACGCCGGCAACTATTCCGGCTTTTGCAAGGCCTGACAGTAAAGATTTTCCTAATGACAGACCACCTTTGCTTCCACTCGCTTCAGCAGCAGGGCTTATAAGGTTTTCAATCTGCCCGGATATGCCATCGGCTTTAGGTATAATTTGGACATAGGCTTTTCCGATTGATGTATCAGCCATGTGTCACCTCTTCTAACAATGCTTCTCGTGCCCGCTCAAATTCTTCTACAGATTCGAACCCGACGATTTCATTGTCTTTCTTGTTGCCATTCTCAAGCGCTTCTCTTATCGACTTCGGACGATTCCGGCCATTTTGTCCGTCTTTCGTCTTCGTCCAGAAGATCATCGCCAAATAATCTGCTATCGTTGCAAGCAGTGCGTCAGTTGTGCCGAGCTTCCTGCCTGCTGCCGCCAATTTGATCCGTGAATCCCCTCTCAAACCAATTGAAAGAGCCGCTGCCGTTTGAACAGGCAGCGACTCATAATCAAATATTCCATAGGTTTCGGCGAGGTCGCATATCAATGCTTCTTCGTCGAGGTCAAGCATGGCCGAGAGGACGATCAGTTTTTTGCTTCTTTCGATTTTTCCTGAATGATCTTCATGATCTCGCCAACTTCCTTGCCGACAACCTCAACAGGCACCCTGCCACCGTTCTGGCTGGCAAGATGATCATAGAAGCGCTCCTCTTCCTTCTGATCGTTGAACAGGATGGCAACCATGTCGAGACTAGCCTCGAATGCCTCTTCTCCGTCCGTGTTTGCCTTCCTGACTGCCTTCAGGAAACGCCAGTCCTTGAAGACTTCAGCGTCAACTGAAAACTTGTATCCTGATGCAGTTGTTCCTTTCACTTTAGCCATGCTTTATACCTCCGATAAGATTCAGGATTTCTGGATGTATTCGTAGTGGGTGTTACCCTCAGCATCCGGAGAGGTTCCGAGTGTGGTCTCGTATCCGACAGCATCGCCATCCGCATAAGTGATGGTTCCGACCTCAGACACCTTGCCATCCGGGATCACGATCCTCTTCAGAGCGCCGCCACGAAGCACCATGTCGATCGCCCACACATATTCGTCGAGCTCTTTGTTATTCGCCTTGACGGTGATTCCAGTCGCCAGTGTGCCGGTGACATTGGCATCGCCATAGATCGTTTTCAGGACTTCAATATTCAGAGCCTCGATCAGGGTGAACCCAAAAGTGTCTTCCTTAGAAGTCTGAAGCGTGAGAACGGTGTCGCCGCCCCATGCCTTGATATCTTCGGACTCCGGAGAGTTGTCATTGGTCAGGCCGTCTTCGGAAACATAACCAAGACAAACAAAAGCATTGTCAAGTGCGGTCGTCGCATCGGTCGGAAGCGTTGTCCCGATCGGAGCACGATAAATCGCACCACCCACCTTAGGTTTTCCGGCTGTAACATTAGTCGCTGTATTAGCCATGTTTGCTTACCTCCTCAATAGTAAGTAACAACAAAAACGGCCTGATAGCGATAATGCTTCAAGGCCGTGTCCGTATAGTTATAATCACTGTTCAGTTCCACTTTGCTGATATCGTCACGCACGATCATGGAATCCATTGCTTCCTTGACCTGCTCATTGAGAGCAGCTGCATCGTACAGTGATGCCCCGTAGCTCTGGATGGCAAATGTCGCTTTCGTGATTCGATTAGTAATGGAGCCACCAATCTTCTCGATAACAACAAATGAATCTGATTCGTCTTCAGGCATCTCCATGAAACACGGCACCGAGAGCGCCGCATCAAGATACCCAAGAATCACTTCTTCAATCATGGTGCGTACCTCTCACATTTATACCGTTTGTTCCATGCAGACGGATTATTTGCATCAATCCATTCCTCCGGGAAACCGTAAACCGTCCATGTCGTACCGAAGAATTTGACTTTATGATCAGTCCATTCATGCTCATCGCCCTTCGGCACACACAGATAAAATTCCAGATGTTTCCCGGTGAGATTTGTTTCCGAAATGATATCTTCCGATGTTGCCGGATATACAAGCACGTTACTGATTGCCGTCTCCGTCTCCGTGTACACAGGATGATTAAACCCGTCTGTCCCGGTCTGCGTCCGTTCGCACAAGGTCACCGTGATTCCCTGAATCATGATGCGCTCACCTCCTGGAACGGATTCGTGTACCCGATCTTATTGCCGACTCCGAGCAAGGTTTTATCCAGGCGACTCAGATAGAGTTCGCCGGTGCTTCCGCTGCTCATTGTCCACGACTGCGTGTAAGGCCCGGCTGTCATCGTGCCCTGCGTCGCTCCGATCGGAACCGAAGCACCAGCGCCTGAGCCCAATGCTCTCCGGATGATCCGACAACTGACAACCGTTTTTGCATCAGCTGGCGCATTCACATTGTATGCGTCGATGATCACACCGGCTTCTTCCAGCAGCGCCTCGCAAACAGACCGTTCTTCATCCGTCAGCGTTCGGAATCCGGCTTCTACCAGTTCAACGCTTGCATAGATCATTCCGGATCACCTCATTTCTTCGGCTTCTTCGGTGCAGGCTTCTGCGTTTTCTGAGGAACGGCAGCAGGCTTGTGACCTGCCGCCTTATACTCTTCAACACGCTCTTCCGTGACCCACATCTCCGTGCCTGTGTATGCGTTGATGAACTTAACCATCATCAAGCAGTCAGCTTGTTGAAGACGGTCGTATCGGCACGGAATCCGACTTCCATCTCAACACGGACGGCGAACATGTTCTGCTGGAACAGATTGATCGTGGACGCACTCTGTCCAGATCCAACGGTAAGGGTTGCATCTTCGGAATAACCGACGTTGATACCCTCGACAACACCGTACACCGCCTTCGACCAGTCACCTGCAAAGCCAAGAACGTTCGGAGTCCCAGCCTTGTATGCACCCTTGCTCTGGAGAGTGCGGACACCGAGGATCATCGGGATCGCACCGTCTGCGACAGAATTGATGAACAGCGGTCTGTCATTGCCGTCAACGGCAGACAGCAGCACGTTCCTTGCCTTCGGGGAGATGACATATCCATTGTTGATACCATCATGATCAGCGATGTCTCCATCAGCCGCTACAAGCGCCTTGTACTCGCCGTGGTTTGCCGCATCGAAAGACTGCGCAGTGCAAGCCGCCAGAGTATCGAAGTTGGATCCCGGAGCGGTTCCGTGGAATACGGTCGCATCGAACTTCTCCGCCAGAACGCCCGGAAGTCTTCCGACCAGTGCGTTGTACAGAGCAGCCTCATCACGCCTGAACTCATTGGAGAACGGCACGATCACAGCCAGCTTGTATGCGGTCATGATCTTCTTGTCGAGGGTCGGAGTGCTGACCGGCTTCATACCAGTCTCAGAAACCCATTCAGCTGTCGGATCAGACAGGATGACAGGAATCTCGATTCCTCTGCCCGGAAGCTCGATCTGACGGGCCAGCTGCATGACTGCGGATGCTTCCTGTGTCTTCTGGATGATCTCTGAAGAAACATCATTCGGAAGCGGATAATTCGTTCTGTTTACCTGAACACCAGTAGGAGTAATAGCCATAGTATTTACCTCACTTTGTTATTTCTGGACGCTCTTGAACCACTCGGAAAAACTGTTCTGCGGTGTGGCGCCCATCTTTTTAGTTACTTCGCCTGCGTCATTGATGACCGGATAGCCGGACGGCTGTGCGAATGCCTTGATCGCTTCTGCCTGTTCCTTGCAGGCCTCTTCGGTGTCTGCGGTCAGCAGTGATGCCGGGACTCCGGTCTCTTTAGCAACCTGATCACGAATGTCCCGAATCTCAGCTGCTCTCTTCAGCGTGTTCAGCTCTGTTTCCAGTGCCGTTGCACGTTCAGTTGCCTTCTGCAATTCGGACTTCTGTGCTTCTTCGGCAGCGTCATACTTCTCTGCCTTTTCCTTGTATGCTTCATAGTCCGCATACTTGTTGCGCTCTCTCTGAAGACGGTCACGGACGATCGCATCCAGCTCCGTCTGAGTGAAAGTGCGCTCCGGCTCATTGGCCGTGGGTGTGGTTGCTTCCTGATTCACAGTTTCATTCATGTTGTTTCCCTCCTATGGAGTAAGCATTCCGTGATAGCCTCACGTAGGCATGAAAAAAGCACCTTTTCAGGTGCCTGAATCATCATTATGTTGTTCTGCGTATATGTCACGCCGCATGGCATTCAGTTTGTCTTTCCAGTTGCCACCCGGATCGGCGTCATAGTAAATCTTCTTGTACTTGTTCGGATCGTATCCTGCAACACCTTCATTCGGGTTAAATCTCACAATGTACTGGCAATCACAATTAGCGTGAATGTGCGCCGCATGGCTTTTGACATTCCGCCCGACATATTCCCATCCTCTGGATGCCAGCATCATACAAAAGGCGCAGGTCTGCCCGACCGGAACAAATGCCATTTCAGCATGATCTCTGGACGCATTCTGCTGGATAGTATCAGCTCCGGCCTGTTTCACAAGTCTGCTCACAGCGTCAGCTACTTTGCCTTCGCCCTCATTCAGCGATCCCTGCACAGCGCCCCACGTTTCATCAAGTGTTGCTGTCGATGCCGGAACTGCCGGCGGGACCTTAGCGCCCTGATGCTCGGCTAGATAGTCATACAACAGCGTTGCCAGTGAGCTAGATCCTTCGCCGTACTTCGTAGCGATCTGATGCGCTTTATTGACCAGATAAGTCATGTTGTCAAACCCGAACTGATCAATATATGACTGCATCTCTTGAGCGGCGATTTCATTCAGCTGATGCATTTTTCTGACATAAGCCATGAAATTAGCTTCATTCAGCATTTCCGATCTCCGATAATACGTTCAAGCCTCTTGCATACTGTTCCTGGGACTTGATCCGACGAATATCAGCCTGATCAAATCCGATCATCTCAAGAAAAATATCTGTGTTGGCAAATCCCTCTCTCGCTGAAGCAATTTTCGTTGCCGCATCAGCTGTCATTGCTACAGACGGCATTGCCGGATTCTTGAAATGAGCCATGACGCTCATCTCTTCTTCCGTGAGATCATTCAGGCTGACATTCCGAACAATCGCCTGTGCCATCATTGCGATCATTTTCAGGCTGTCACCGTTGCTTTCGTTCAGCTGTTCAGCCATAAGCACCAGCGTCTGAGACTGAGCAAGGATCGCATCACTGGAAGTCGGATTCGCATCATTAACAACGCCGGTATCCGTGACGGACAGACCTGTTGCAGCGGAAAACTGTGTTGCCAGAAGACGCACCATCTCGACATGAGGCCCGATCGAGCCCTGCTGAAGCTGTCCGAACTTAGGATCGTTGCCGGTCTCCGGATTCGTGGTCGCCGCCAGAATGGATCCGACATACTGCTTGAATTTGTTCGATATGATAGCGTCATACTGTTCATCCGTAACGCCGAGCAAATACTTCTGCGGACTGGTGGCAAACTCAAGCCCGATCGTGGCATTCGCAATCGTCCGGACATAGCCTTTGATGAGCTCTCTGATCGGCTTCTTCAGTCTCGAACGGCCAAACGGTTTCGACGGTGTTGCATTCCAGATCATCGGTTCCATGAGCGGTCGACCCATTTTGTGTGGCCTGCGTTCTAACGTCCATCCATTGCCTTCCTTGCGGAAAATGATCACGGAATTTACCGTATCAAATCGAATGACAGCCGGAACAAAGTCAAACTTCATGGTTTCGTCTTTTACTGCGTCCAGAATAGACAGTCCGCAATCAATCCTGCCGGATTCACCGTCCCACAAAGCAGCCGCCGTCACAGGCGAATGGAAACGGATCCGACAACCGATGTTCTCATCAGCGGAAAGCGTCGCAAAAGTACATCCGTACTTCAACTCATCCTTACATGACTTCGTGTACTCCGAAATTAGCCTGTTGTCACTCAGGATCCGTTCCATGGTTTCGGCTCTTCTGCCGTCAGAACCGACAAATCCGTCAAAAATCGATCTGGATGCCAGAACATCGACAGTTTTTGCACCCCATTCACAACCGATTTCGAGATTTCGCAGCCCATCAGGAAGCGCAATGCCGAGATTTACCTCACTCAGCGTCACATTCCCTTCATAAAACTTGTTTTTCTCTGCGTTCTTATACACATGGGCATTGTACACATCGATCAGATCCGACAGCTGCTGCTGCTCATTGATCGTGAGACCAGATACCTGGCATATAGATTTATCTAATACAAACATCATCCTATCCTCATCTTTTTCGACGGATCCCTCTTGCTGGTTTTGGCACCCCATAACGCCAGTGCCGCCGCCTCAATCGGAGTGCTGTTTTCACCACCGAACCCCCAGCCCTTGCCGATCGGACGCTTAATCGATGACAATGCGCTGTCTCGTAAATCTTCCTGCGGTGCATACCATGTGAACGACTTCTCAGCAAGGCCGTCCGTCAAGACGCTTACTGCCGCTATCATGTCATTGGCTGATGCCCGGATCACGGATCCCTTGAACCGCCATGTGTCCGCAATACGGTCAATCAGGACATCGACACCATTCCGACCGTCAATCACGACGCAGGCAGCTTTGCCGTATCTCTGATTCAGCCAGTCTGCCACCCATTTTGTGCCGTATCCGGCTGGCTTTCGGTCAATCAGTGACACCCTTGCAGGCCCTTCCTTCGGGATCACAGCACCACACAAGACTGTTTC